TGCTGCACCTGCTGGTGGGCACCTGCTGCACCTGCTGGTGGGCACCTGCTGCACCTGCTGGTGGGCACCTGCTGCACCTGCTGGTGGTGGTGAGCAGATCACCAATCCGCAGACAACCCAGCCCCCGCCAGCGGGCTGGCCCCGCGGGTGCCCCGCCAGCGCCGCGGCCACCACCAGCGGGCCCGCCAGGGGCAGCAGCACCACCAGCAACACCACGCAGCCCCGCCGCCAGCACCCCACCAGCGGCAGCGGGGGGGGCAGGGGGGGGGTAGGGCTGGGACGCATGTGCGTTCCCCCATCGAATTGCGCGGGGTGAAATTGGGAGTTGCTGTGTTCTGCGGGTGTGCGGAGGAAGCGCGTATGAGGGGTCTGTGCGGGGCTGTGACAGGCCTCAGGGGGTATGCGGGTGTGCTGGGAGGCTGAGCGGGCTTGAGAGGCCCTGCAGGCGCCTGTGAGGGGGAAGTGTGCTGCAGGTGTGCTGGTGATGGTGGCGGGGGTGTGTTGGTGTGCTGCGGGTGAGTGGTGGGGGTGTGTTTTCGCCTTGTCTGGCTGTGAATTGTTTTGTGTCTACAGATAAGAATCAGAAGACATTTCGGGGAATGGGTGGTGGGCTGGGATGTCTTGACACCTAGAAGGAAGTCGATTTAAGGTTGGCCGGTTGAGATCCCTTGCTATGACTGGGCTTAGTACATTTGCACCTATGTAACGACACCTAGGTTCCGACACCTAGTCACTAGGGGCGCAATCGCCTAAGGCAGCACGCACACCACCACCAATGCACAGAAATGAAGACGGTTCAGAGGGGTTCGTAATGGTCTTCACCGAAGAAGCAGCAACCTCCGTTGTCACAGCCCTGCGCGAGCGGCGGATTCAGCACATCGACATGTCAGTCCTGCTCACCCTCCTCGCTCACGTCAACTGGCGCAGCGGTCGCGTCAACATGACTCAGAAGGCCGTGGCCCAGGCCATGGGGATTGAGCAGACCCGCTGCTCAACCTCAGTTCGTCGCCTCCAGAGGCAGCGCTTCATTGTTCGCACATGCGATCAACACAGCGGCCAGAACTTCTTTCTCATCAACCCGCAATTCGCTTCTGTTGGCAGCCCGCAACGCCGCGGCCATCTCTACCAGCAGTTCCTCGATGCCTTCCCCGCGCAACAGCCGGAATAGCTGGTAGGCATCGGTAACATCAGTGCATCTGCTCTGCACCGGTGCCTTACCTCAGCAATGAAGATCGCATCCGCCTGGACGTGCATCAATACGGCAGCGACGTGCCTCAGGACGTTCTCGATGCCGCTGAAGCAGCGTTTGCTCGACGTATTGACACAACCCCAGCGGAGGAGCCCCCAGCGCCGACGAAACGGGCACGCACCACCAAGGGCCAGTACAAGGCGGATGACCCCACCACCGCTGCGGTGAATGAGGCTTACGAGGAGGGTTAAGATGCCGATGCTCACCCGGGTGGTGCCGGGAAGCCCTCTCTCCAGACATTGTGTTCTGGTGATTGGTGGTGTGCGAAGCCCTCTCGTCCTAGGCGGGGGAGCTTTGCCTTGAAGTGGACTCCACTGCCGTCAGAGCTGGGCCCCTTCCCGCATTTCCTCTGCTACCTGTTGCGGGAACTCAACCTGGCCGACACGCCAACACTGCGCCAGCTGGAAGTGGCGCAATGGATGGAGACCGGTCCTGATTCCTCCATCACCGTTGCCTACCGCGGTCTGGGCAAGTCCTTCGAGGGGGCCGCCTATGCCCTCTGGCGGCTGCGGCATGACCCCTTCTCAGAACGGGTGCTGATCCCTGCTGCCACCAAAGACAAGGCTGAGGAGATCGCCACCTTCATGGCGCGTGCCATCCGCGAGGTGGACATCCTGCGCTGTCTGGAACCAAAGCCCGATGGCCGCTCGTCAGTCAAGGCGTTCGACGTGGGCCCGGCCTACATCGACCAGAGCCCCAGCGTTCGCATCGTTGGCATCCTCTCTCCATCGCTCACCGGCAAGCGCTGCACCCTGGCGTTGCCGGACGACATCGAGACCCTCAACAACTCGATCACACCGCTCAAGCAGGAACGTCTGGCCCAGGCCGTCACCGAGCTGGAGGTGATCATCAAGCCGGACGAACCTGACTTTGATCGGTCTGCACCACCAGACTTCAACGCCGCCGGTGAGCGACAGGTCTTCCCTCGTCAGATCCGCTACCTCGGCACACCGCACCTGGAAACCTCGCTCTACTTGCGGCTGGTGCGCGAGCGGAACTACGCGATTCGCTACTGGCCGGCCAGGTTCCCCAACCCCTCCGACCCTGACGAGTGGGATGCCTATGACGGCAGCCTGTCACCGGACATCGCTGAAGCGGTGCTTGAGCAGCCATCGCTCGCGGGTTCGCCAACGGACCCCGAGCGGTTTGGCCATGAGGAGCTGCTGAAGCGCGAGATGAAGATGACTCGCGCTTCTGTCCAACTGCAGTACCAGCTGAACTGTCGTCTCAGCACCCTCGATCGCTACCCGATTCGTCTGTCCGATCTGATGGTGATGGATCTGGACGGCAAGGCATTGCCTGAAGTGGTGGTCTGGGCTGCCGGCCCGGATGAGCGGATCCAGGATCTGATGTGCGTTGGCCTTGGCGCTGATCGCTACTACCACCGTCCAGCCAAGGTGGATGGATGGGTGACGCGCGAGGAAACCTGGCGGTGCGTGCTGGCGATCGACCCATCTGGCCGCGGCGCGGATGAACTGGCGTGGGCTGTGATCGCAGAGCTCAACGGCAACTTCTTCCTCCTGGAAAGCGGTGGCACCACCCGCGGGTATGAGCCCGCTGTGCTGCAGCGTCTGGCGCAGATCGCACAGCGCTGGAACGTCGGCTACTGCGTGGCCGAGAGCAACATGGGTGATGGCATGTTCACCGCCCTGCTGCAGCCGGTGATGGCCAACGTGCATCCAGTCTCAATCGAGGAGGTGCGCGTCAGCCAGCAGAAGGAACGCCGCATTGTTGATACCCTCGCACCCCTGGTGCAACAGCATCGGGTGGTGGTGAATCGTGAGCTGATCCGCAAGGACTACGCCGATGCCGAACGCGATCCTGAGCTCGGCCACCAGCGGTCGCTCATGTACCAGTGCAGCCGCATCACCATCGAGCGCGGTGCGCTGGTGTTTGATGACCGGCTCGATGCCACTGCCCTCGGGGTCAAGTTCTTCACCGATGCCGCAGCCCAGGATCAGAAGAAGGCGCAGCAGCAGCGCAAGGACGACATGGACGACGAGAACCTGCGTGCCTGGTTTGATGAAAGCGGTGCCTGCATTGATGCCCTGGCGATGGGCTGGAAGCCGCGGCCTGGTGGCATGGCCTACGGGGGGATCAGGCGCTGAGCTGGTTGTCCTGGCGCAGCGGCACCACCTTCGGCTTGTCCTTCAGAGCGGAGAAGTCGAGCTTGCCTGCCATGCGTGAACGCAAAGCCGCAGTGTCGTCTTCGGAGAGATTGGCGGTGACACTGTTCTGCTTCAGCAGCTGCAGAGCAACGCGCAGATCGTCATTGCTGGCGCCATTGCTGATGCGTTCCCGCACAGCGCTGACAACCTCAGCGTGCAGTTCCTCCAGATCCTTGTTCAGATCCGCCATTGTCAGCTCTCCTGGTACACCGACACGAACATCTTGCCGCGCTTCAGGCGGGGCATGATGTGATCACGTAGATCAGCGTTATGGCAGCGGATGCAGCCCCACGTTGGCAGCAGGGCCTGACGAGGCTGCCAGCAGCCGGGCCAGCCAAGCCCCGACCCGCCGCCATGGATGGCGATGCCAGCACGCCCGTAGCGGCGCTCCTGCGCTTCCAGCTCGATCAGATCCAGCGTGTACCAGCCATAAGGCATCAGCTCTGGTTGACGGCCGGGGGCATCACCCAGGCGGTCGTAATCACGCCACACCGAACCCACCCGGTACAAGCCAGGGGGTGTGTCGGTGTTGGGCTCACCCCATTGGTTGTCACGTCCCTGCCCGCGGGCCAATGCCGTGAGCTTGAACAGTTGGGTGCCATCGAAACTCCAGCCGGTTAGCGTTTCGCTCTGATCGTTGACGACCAGATGGGTGTCACCCAGCTGGAACCCCCAGTCCTGCGGTTTGGTCTTCGGGCCAATGAGTGTCATGCAAACACCCTCGATGGATGCTTGGGTTCGACGACATAGGCGTCCCACCCCTCAGGCAGCTCACCGACGAAGTTGACGTGCCAGCCGTCAAGCAGTACAGGCGGGGTGATCACCTTGCCTGTCTTGGAGTCGTAGGTGCCGCCTTTGTAGATGGAGCCGACCGCATCCAGGGCATGCGTGTGGCTGGCGGTGAGCACCACGGTGTCGCCGTCTTCATTGGTGGTGGTAAGGCCAGCAGCATCCAGGGCAGCCATGCCGGTGGATTCGTCGGGGAAGCGGAGGTATGTGGTGGTCATTGCGTGATGGTTTGGAGGGTGGAGTTGGAAAGGCGCTGGGGCCAGTAGGTGAGGCGGCGGATGGTGCCTCCAAAGGGACTAAATCCAGACGTATTACCAATGTTTAAGGTTGTTGGTGACGGCAGCGAACCGCTTGTATCTGTTTGAATTGCAAGATTATCAACAGTTGACGCAAAGTTGTTTACTGCGTAAGCATAAGAAAGTTTGCGGTTAGCAGCAGTATTCCAGTTTGCGCCAAATCCAAACGTTACCTGGGAAACGCCTCCAGCAATTGTTTGGCTAACTGGTTGTTGATCTGACTGCCTAAGAAACCTGTGAACATTATTGGCATCACTTTCAATCGACCAAAGCGCTCTGCTTACGGCAGCCGTGCCCAAATACGTTGACGCTTCCGCAAAAACCGTCCCCTCATCCTGCCGATACCAGGAGCTGAAGTTCGCCCCCGTGATACTGCAAACATCAGCACTGCGGGTGGCGGCTGCGGTGGTGGTGGGGATGTAGCTGGTGGGGAAGGCGCCGGCTTCTAGTTGGGCGCTGGTGACACTGCCTGTCACCGTCAGCGTCAACGTGCCAGCAGATGGCGTAAATGTCAGTGTTGTCCGCGCCGGAAACGCACCGCTACCAACAGCTGGGCCTGCCGTGCTTGCTCCAGAAAGTGTGACAGTCCCCGAGCCGTAAAAGGACAACGTGTGAGCGACTGCTGTAACGGTGACTGATTGAGTCGATAGCGTTGCTGTATTCAGTAGCAGATTCGTCCTCTGCTCCTCCACCAGCAAGCCCAGGCTTTCGCCGGTCGTGGGGTTGTGGTCAAACCTCGGCACATCCACAGCTGCCGTCTGCAGCGTTCCCGCGCTGTCGATGAAGGTTGCGCTGCTGGCGCGGGTGAAGGTGATCAGCTGACGACCACTCACATCATCAATAAGGTTCCTGTTCTCCGAAAACTTCAGATTCAGTGTTGGCAGCGCCGGGAATGAGCCCGCGATAGGCAGATCCTCCACTAATTGAGTAGCAGGCGACAGTTGCCGCGATGAAACCTTCAGCGTGACAGGCGTCAGCGCAGCTGGCGTGAAGGCGCCAACAGTCTCCAGCTCGGCATACAGCGAACCGCTGTATGGCACCAAATTGATGTGGCGTCGGATGTCGGTCGTGATGCTGTAAATCGTGTCGCCAAGATCAACAGGTGCATTAAGAGTGATAAATCCCAGATACCTGGCAATCTCTGCCGATGACAAGTTGTAAACGGCATTGTCAAGCACTGGGGTTGGAGGCAGCCCGTAAAGGTGCAAGCGGAATGTGGTCATCCCGGCCGGGATTGCGTTGGTGTCAAAATGGAGTTCAACAGTCTCCAGTGACAACGCGCCGCCAACGGGGCCTACCCCCGCCAACCGAATGATTGCATCACCGGCGTTTGCCGGGGTGACAGTATCTGCACGACCAATGACATCGCCCGCGGTGTAAGCCGTCGCGTTGTTCGGCCGAGTGAATAAAATGCTGCTCTTGAAAGCAGCATGGGCTACAGCGACTGGCCCCCCGTCAGGGCCAACAACTCGCGTGACCCCATAGTATTCAGGGGACTGCGCCGTTAGCATGGTCATGGGTCACCCGGCCATGGGACGTGATGTCCCTATTCTGCAGCACTGCAGAGCTAGGTGCCAATCAGCGCTTGACAGTGGGTGCGTTCACGATCCCGGCCATCAGCTCAATGGCGCGGTAGAGCTTGACGACCAGCCGCCGGTAGGTGCCCAGCGCCTCGTTGTCCTTGGGTGTGGGGGTGATGTTCACCACCACCACGGCAACGCCATGAATGGCGATGGCCAGATTCACGTAGTCGGCCAGGTGCTTGGTCACAGCTTGCTCTCCACGTTGCGAAGGCGGTCTTCGTGGTCCTTGAGCATCACCTGGACGCCTTCGAGGATCGTGGTGGTGCGGGACTCAAACCGCCCGAGGCCATTGGCGATCTTCCAGAGCGCCATGACGCCGGAAGCCCCCAGGCTCACCAATGCGATCACTGAAGCTGGGTCCACGCTGGCAAGAGGACTGCACCCATGCAGGGTAGCCGGTTGGCAAGCGATGGCTAGCCAGGCCGCTCGGCGACTTGTCGCGCGTGCTCGGCTACTGGGTCAGCCTCATGCGTGCTTGTATAAACGCTGGTTTAGATGATTCTCAACCAATTACTAAATACGGTCTGGCTTATACCGCTGGTTTGAGTGACTTGCACGTTTAGCCCAGACAAAGTAATAGTTAAATTGCTGCCATTATTGGCAATAACCCTGGCTCCGCTGCCATCACAGAGCACAAAGGCTTGGGCGGTGTATTGAGACGGCCCCCCACTGAACCCAACAAAGGTGTTGACGATGTACATGCCAGTAGCGGCAGTAAAGATCGTGGTCGGCGTAGCAGTCGCAATGGATGCGCTAGAACCCGCAGTTCTTGCTGTGGCGAACTCAGTCACACCAGTTGATGACAGTGTGCTGAACTTACCGTCGTCTCTACTTACACCACCAATAGGGCCTGGCTTGTTTGTCGCAGTGGCGATTCCAGTTACAGTGCCTAGCGGTAGGTTAATAGATCCTGCTCCAAGTATGACATCGTAATAGCAATTAGTGCACGATCCAGCGAAGTCCAAGAGGCCTGTAGTCCTTGCACCGCTAGACATGAAAGGACGCTGAATCGAGGCTGAATCCGCACTTACTGCTTTGTATGCCACGGCACCCAAGGCAGTGTGGTTGGTGGTAATACCAGAGAAAGCAGTGCTACCAGTCTTCAGCGATACATCGGCAGTAGCGCATCCTTCAAAGTATGTTCCGATTACTTGCGTTGAAATCCCCTGATCGACAACCCCCTCTGTCCCGTTCTGAATAAACCCGTTGAGGATAGTATTTCCGACGTTAGGGTAAGCTCCTCCGGTCTTAATCCAAATTCCGATAACCCCGTAATTATCAATTCTGGGGTGGTCAATTAAAACTGCGTTGCAACCCTCGGCCAAAGTGATTGGATAGGTAACACTGTCAGTCTCTGGTTGGCTTATCTTGAGGCCCCAGCACAGCGACCGCAAGTAGATACCATAATTGCAGTTGAGGATGACGGGTCTAACGAGCTCTGCCCCGCGCAGCTGAAAGCGGGTTAAGTCAAACCCAGTTACACCAGTGAATCCGAGGCCGCTGATCTTGGGGTCAATAATCCTGGCACCGTATGCGTTTGTGGTGGATTCAAAGACTTTAATGTTGTTTGCACTGGCTTGAATGGTGGATCCTAAGAACCTAAGGATTCCATTGAACCCGTTGAGGCTGAGGGGCCCAGTGACCTTGTAAGTCCCCTTGGGTACTACCACTTCTCCATTGAGATTGGCAGTTATAGCAGCCTGAATAGCAGCCGTATCATCCGCAACACCATCTCCCACCGCCCCAAAGTCCTTAACGGATACCACGTCCTTCAGCTTGGAATCAACCGTGCGAGTGGTTGCACCAGTACCGCTCTGCGTAAATGACAGCTTGCTAGCCGCAATGTCAGCCGCGGCGTTCACATCAGCGTTGACGATCGCACCGTCCTGGATCTTGCTGCTGGTAACCGCACCGTCCTGGATTTTGATTGTGGTGACGGCATCGCTTGACAGCTTGTTGGCTGTGATCGACCCGTCCGTGACGTTTGTGTTGGGGTTGATCCCCAATACCTCGATGTAGTCCTTGTGTTCCTGGATGGCGTAGAAGTTCTGCAGGTCAGCGGTATCCAGCGCATCAGCGGTCAAGGCGCTGCCATCGTTCCAATCCACCAAGCGGCTGGTGGTTGGTGTTTCACGGCGGATGCTCAGCGTTTGGCCAACAACCGGCGCGGCACTGAGCTGCACCTGTGTAGCACTCGTCCAGGTGTAGTTGACGCCATCGGCCAGCAGCTGCGTGTACCCCCCGCTCTGCAAGCTCAACCCGTAGTACAGCTTGACGTGTGCCCGCAGCAGGTACGGGAACGGCACTGTGAACGTGACCGTTGACCCGTTGCCCGGGTACTGCACGTAGGAGAAGGGCACGGCTAGGTCTGCAGGGCTGTAGACCTATTGTGCACGCTGCGCTACTGGCGTGTCCAACCAAGAACGCTCAGCGCTTCCTCACGCTTTCGCAGCTGCTCACTGCGGCTGCGCACCATCGCCTCGTAGCGCTTGGTGAAGCTCTTGGATGCCGGGTGATCGCTACCCATCAGCTCGACCAGGGCCAGCATGTCGTAGTAGCGAATGATCTCGTCGATTGGCTGGTAGCCCTCGGAACTCTTGCGATCGGTCAGCTTGGCCTTGTTCACCCGCTTGTCGGGCCCTTCCGGGTCGATGTTCACCCATGAGCGGTAGACGGGATCGCGCATCAGCGCCCGCAGCGCTTCCGCCATGGTGCGGCCTTGAACGAACTGATCAATCGGAACACGCGCCGTGCCAAGCACATCGGCAGCCGGCCGCTCACCACGGATCGTGGACATCTGCTCGCGGTAAAAGCCCTCCTCGTCGTTCGTCATCTGCATCCCAACGCTCAGACCGTCGTCTGTTCCGACCTTCCCATCAGGCCGCGGCTTGGTGGTAATGCCGGCATCATTCAGCCACAGGTAGAGCGGATCCTGAGGCTGCAGAACGGGCATGTACGGCACCACCGCTTCGACGGGGATGCCAAACGGACGCTCGACCTTGGCGCCAAGCCAGTCACGGCGCACCGGCGCTTTGAGCAGCTGATTGGCACCCGGGTACGGCCGGGCAACTTTCTCGCCCACTGCCTGCACGAACTGCAGCACAGGGGCAACGAGTTCGGCATAGATCGGATCCATCCCCAACGCCTTCTTCTCCTCGGCCGACATGAACCGCCGTTTCTCGGTGGCTTCCATGGCACCTCTGCCCATCGCAGAAATGCGGCCTGCCAGGCCAGAAAGTGGAAACAGCCCTCCCATGGAACTGGCCAACACGTCAGCCATGTCGGTGCGATCGGGCTGTGTCATGGCGTTCAGCACCGTTGTGGTGTTGAGAAGGCTGGCCTTGTTGTTGAACATGCGGGCCAGCGCTGTGACCAGGCCTGTGCTGGCTTGCATGTAGTCGCCTTCGCTGATGCCCTCCTCCATCACCAGCTGCTGCAGATCGGCATAGAGCCCCAGGATGTCGATGGGATCGAGCCCCCCCACTCGGAACCGTGCAGCCGGAATCACCTTGCCGCCGATCTGGAAGCTGTAGGGCGTGTTCACGCGCCGCCAGCGCTGGTATTCCTCTGGATCGGATGGGCCGCCGCCGGTGAACACGCCGCTGCTGATCGCCCCTGCACCCACCGTCAGGAACATGGCTGAGACGATCGCTTGCGCACGGGCATCAGCAATCTCGGCCGGTGTGGCGTTGGTGGTGTTGGTGCGCAGCGCTTTCAGCACAGACGGCACGATGGTTTGATCCAGCGACCAGATCAGGCTGTTCAGCGGTGTCTTGAAGAACGGCAGCTGCCACGCCACCAAGGCGTTCTGCCTCGTAACCCCCAGGCCCTGGATGATCGGATCCTTGATCGTTTCGGTGAACGTGACCTGCGCAGCACGTTGCAACCCGATCTGCCCGAGCTCGTCATCAGCGCGAGGGACGCCCTTGAGATCGTTGAAGGCCATCAGGCGCAGAACGTCATCTGGCAGTTCCTCGCCAGGCGGCAGCCCGCGTTCCCGGCGCAGCTTCACCAGATCCTCAGCGCTCATGTAGCCGCTGAACATCGAATCTTCAGCCAGCTGTTCGGCGCGTTGCGCCACCCAGTCGGAACCAACCTGGCGGCCGGTGGTTGGGTCCACGGTTTGCTTGGCTTCATCCCAGGCCCGCACGTAGGCCTCATGGTTCACCTTCCAGGCGTAGGCCATGCTGCGCACCGCCTCATCGCCGGCACCCAGCAAGCGGAACGCCGGCAGGTAGCCGCCATTCCAACCCAGATACCGCTCACCCAGCCCGCCCAGCACCTTGCTGACGCTTGCGTTCAGCACGTTCATCAGCGTCACCGCTGGGCCCATGCCAGCCGTGTTGGCCCAGTAGCTGGGTCGCTGCAGCAGTGCTACCCCGGTGGTGAGGGCGTCGTCGATCATCTGCTTCTCGCGCTCGATGATCTCCGGCGCCACCTCCATGGCGTTATCGAGGCCCATCCGCGCCTTGCCGGTGCCGAGATAGGTGATGCCGTTCTTCCACGCCATCTGCGCGGCATCCAGGGTTGCGCGGTTGGCAAAGAAAGCCGCCTCCATGCCGCCCCTGGCGCCAGCCCTGAGGGCACCAGCGGTGATGTCCTGCAGCCCTCGGTAGAAGGCCACCCCCAGACCGCTCACCGGGTTGCGCACCAGCCATGTGGTCGGGCTGGTGAGCATGTTGTTCCGCCGGAAGTTGTTGAGCAGGTGCAGCTGCGACCAGAACGGCGCCTCGTTGATGCTGGTGCGCGTGATGCTGTTGGTCCGGGCTGCTGCGGCCAGTTGCCGCAGCTTCATCGCGTCGCCGCGCTCGATGTGTTCCATCACCTGGCCCACCAGCGTTTCGCCGTTGATGTCCTGAATCGTCAGCCGCGCCAGGTTGGGATCTGGCCCGAACAGCTCAAAGCCGGCATCGCTGAAGTCGTACTGCAGGCCGCGCATGGCTTGGCCAACCCGGCGACGGGCCGCAGCGTCCAGGTTCTCGAAGAAGTGGGCCCACTGCGCCGCATAACCCAGCTCAACCCTGAGCTCGTCGCCCAGGGCGCCCACTTCCATCGCGTTGGCCGCCTGCTCGATCTTGGCGGCGTACTGGCTGACGGAATCCCAGCGGGCCTTGGCGACTGACACAATCGTTTCAGGCAGCTTGTCGATGCCTTTGAGGCGAGCGTTCAGCGCCGATGCGATGGCCTCAGCGCTGGCGTTGTTCTCCCGCATGAAGCGGATGAGGGCATTGCCGGCCACGGTGCTGGTGAACTTGCGCTTCAGCTGCACACCCTTGGGGGTGTTGGCCCGCTCAACGCCGATCGTCTCCATCAGCGCCGCAATGTTCTCGTCGCTTGGCGCAACCTTGCTGTAGTCGGGGAAGCCGATGCCGTAGTTCACCATTCGGCCGGTCTCACCCCGCGGGCCTTCCTTGTTGCGGAAGCCCATCTCAACCAGATCGCGGATTACCTTGCCGCCCATCGCAACCATGTCCTGCTCGGACTGCTTCACCCACGCCTCGCGGGACAGGCCGATCTCCTGCCCGGTGTAAGTGCGCAGCACATTGCGGCTGGGCCCTGCTGCTGGCAGCCCCTCGGTGTCGAGGATGGAATCGGCCGCGGCCTCCAGCTCGTCCAGCTGGCGCAGGCGATCTTCAAGATCCTGGAGCTGTTTCGTCAGATCGTTGCAGTCAGCCATCAGCAGGAACCTCCTTGGTGTTTCTTGCGCAGCTCCTCAAGCTGCTGGCGCAGGGCCGCACGCTCTGAGGCGATGTCGGCCTTGGCTTGCGTGGCCTGCTGCTGCATCGGTGTGGCAGCCGCCTTGCCCTTGCCCTTGGGCTGCGCCTTGGGCTTGGGCTGCGCCTTGCCAGCCTTTGCTGCATCTGCGGCGGGCGCGGACGCCTGGCTCACCGCATCTTTCGGCACCACCATCGGTTGGCCGTTGATGCTGACGAACACATCCGCGGTGTCGTAGGTCTGCGGTTTGCGATCGGGCTTCGCCTTCAGCTCTGGTGTGAACGGCGCGACGTTCTGCGCCGCGGCCGATCCCTCGCCTCGATACGGCTGCGCG